CCCAATAACTTACTTGACGATTCGTCTACCCAGGCAGGTATCTTTATTACTTCCCATTTATTCTCTAATTCAACTTGTGATTCTTGTCGTAGTAACCACCCACATAAATCGTCTTCATGATAACGTGTATTGATAATGACAATTGAACCATTAGGCATGATACGAGTTCGTAAACCTGAAGGATACCATTCCTTTACATATCGTCTACCAGTTTCACTAAAGGAATCCTCTTCAGACATTACGTCATCCAGTATGGCAATGTGTGCACCACGACCTGCAATCTGACTTCTAACACCTGCTGCATAATATGTACCACCTTGATTTGTTTTCCATTTACCTGCTGCCCTTACGTCACTACGTAAAGTAACAGATGGAAAGACAGTGTTGAACAAATCATAATTAACCAAGTCTCGCACACTTCTACCAAAGTCTGAAGCTAGTTGGTCTGAGTGTGAAACAGTCAATATCTCACTTTGTGGTCTACGTCCTATGTACCATGCAGGAAATAACTTTGAACAGATTACTGACTTGGAAGAACGAGGAGGAAGAAAGACCATCAGTCTTTTTATTTCTCCACTCTCAACCTTTTGTAATCTATCAGCTATAACATGTATGTGTCTACCCATTAACCAGTCAGGTACGAGGGTAGGTGCAAACATAGCTATAAAATGTAAAAAGCTGTCCTTAGATTGTTGTACTGCTCTTTGAAAATATAACTCTCTTAATTTAATAAGATTGCTACTTGTATTATTATCTTGCGACTGTATTAGGTCCATAATTTATCACTGGTGATTTATATTCTTTTGGTCTTACCTTTCTACCAAAGTTTGAAGGTATCGTCCAATATGTAACACCTTTAATTATTTTTATCCCCATTGATACTTTCCAGTTTGACAACATTTTCATAATGTTTAATCTCACGTTCAAGTTCTTCAGGAGACTTGTTTGTTATGTCCTGTTTGATTTCTTTACGTTCAATTAACATACCCATATGTTTACCTATGAACTCCATGGCTCTATTGGCATTAGTTAAATCATTTTCTGCCATACCTTGATTATAGACTTCCATAAACTTTTTAAGAACTTCATTGGCATCTAATGCCATATGTTTAACTGCTTCTTGTCGTAAGTCATCAATACGTGCTCCTATACGTTCCTTCTTTAATAACTCATTGGCTGATGCACGAGTCTTTGCGTCACTATCTAAATCTTTATAACCTGCTGCACGATATGCAGTTAATGTATCACCAGTGGATAAGAACTCCATACAAAACTTCTCCTGCATAGGTGACAATCCACCTGGCAGTTTGTTTGTTGCAAAGCTATTGTATTTCTTTTGTGCCTTATCAAGCATTTTGTATTTTTCTTCTTTGGAAATCTTTTTCATATACTTAATCCTTTTTATGTTAGCTTCTAATACTCTGCGATAATATTCCCTTTTCATCTCTACCAAGTCTGAACCTGCTGCTCTATGCTTACGAGTCGCTGCAGTTTGTTTAATGAGAAGTTTAAGTTCTTCATCATTTAGATGTTGGTAAAGTAAATTACCTTTATATTCCATAATAAGTATTATACATGAAAAGATAAAATAAAAAAAGTTTTTATTAAGGGTTGACAAAATGAAAAAACTGTGATATAATCTATTCTAACTATAGGGGGTTAAAGCATACCCCTAGTCAATCTTTTTAACTCAGTCCTGAGTCTATATATGTTCTATACAAGTTCATGACAAACCCTAAAATAGTCTTACTGGAACTCCCCACGTCAATATTTTGACACTAAATATGATTTGTCCATAATTTTTTGGGGGTACCCTTTTTCATCTACACGCACACACCTTGTTTTTTTTGTCCCCCTATCCCTTAAAAGCTAAATTAGAATTATTCTAAACTAGTAACAATCCTTTTTTTAAATGATAATGATTATCAATATCACTTGTTGTATTTTTGCAACAACCTTAGTTGATAATGATTATTAATATCATTCAAGTTAAGCTTTTTGATAATGATTATTAATCTCAATAAGTCTCTACTTGTCTTTTGATTGTCTTTATCTATTCGAATAAATCCTATATTCCTTTAATAAAACTATCCTACAACCTATATTGATTTTAATTCAATCTGAATAAGTTTAAACAAATCAATAATTTAATTGTTTAAAATGTATCATCAAAAACTTTTTTATTTTGTTCATCTTATATTCATATTAATATGAAATTATTATATTTAATATTAATTTAACAAAGGAAAAAACATGCTAAAATTAGATAAACATTTACAATATCAGATGAACCATTTTCACGGGGGTTATTTTGATTTTATTTATAAAATTAATGAAGTTCTGGAATATAATAATATTAAAGAAAGTTTTTATAATGACGCAGTAAAAGTTATAAAAGATAAAAAAGAAAATAATGAAAATTTTGAATTATACAAAATTGCTTTTAATATGGTAACATTCATTAATAAAAAAAATAAAAAATTGGGAGAGCATTTAAATAAAGTTTTATCAGTAATTATATGTGAAACTAGCACTATGATAAAAGACTATAATCCCTCCGCCCATTGCTAAATAAATAAATTTCCTCCCAAAAACTAGCCCAGATTTTTTTCTGGGCTTTTTTTTATCTAAAAAAGAACAAAACTAGAACAAAATAAATCGTTTTAAGACTCACCAGTAAACAAAAAAAACTTTTATGATATGTAACATCAAAAAATTAAGATGTTTATATATGCTTTTTATATTGGATTTAAATATATAATGATAATAATTATCAATAAAATTAATTAAAATAAATATTTGACAATTAAAAAAAGCTTTTATAAACTGATTATAATATTAACTAATAAGGAAAAATACAATGTTAAAACAAACTTTAAAATATGATTTATCAAATTTAGAAAACATTCTATTTGATAGCTATAAATTTACTGCCAAAGAATTGGCAAAGCATTATATTGATTTAATATATTCTAACGATAAAAATATAAAAGCATTTAATGAATTTCCAAAAAATTTATTATCAATAGAAAAAGATAGTAAAACAATTAAATCAACAAATATTGAAAATAAATTAACTGCAATTCAATATTTATATCCAACAAAACAATCTTGCAATTATGCAAAAATTGCAAATTGTTCTAAAGGGTGCTTAAAAGATTCTGGACATTCTTTAATATTTCAAAATGTTAATTTATACAGATTGAGAAAAGCATTGTTCAAAATGCAATATACGAATCAATATATAGATTTATTAAAAAAAGATACTGATAAATTTTTATTACAATGTAATAAAAGAAAATTAGAACCTTGTATTAGATTAAATGGAATTACTGACTATGATTATGAAAATGATTTTTTAATTTTTGATGAGATAATAAAACCTTATACTGACAAAAATAATGTAAAGTTTTATGATTATACAAAAAACGCCAATAGAAATACTCAAGGTTATATTGATTTAACTTTTTCATATAGTAATGAAAAGAGATATAAAAAATATGTTGATATTGCATTAAATAAAGGAATGAGAATTGCTGTTGTGTTTAAAGATAAGGAAACATTAACATATTATCAAAAGCATAATTTTTTAAATAGAAAAGTAATTGATGGAGATAAAAACGATTTAACCTTTTTACATAATAATAATGTTATATTAGGTTTAATTGCTAAGGGAAATTTAAAAAAAGATAATGATAATAACTTTATTGTTACTAAACCATAAAAAGAAAAGGAAAATAAAACTATGAATAAAATTAAATTAAGATACCACATATTATTTTTATATTTATTTATCTTTTCATCATTTATAGTAGTTGATGGATGGAATTTTTCTAATACTGCTTTTTTTATTGCATTACTTTATTTTTGTAGTTATTTAACAGTTTATGGAATAGAGATAGTAAAATATATTTCAGATAAGGAAAATAAAAACAATGAATAAAATTAAATCAAATCATAACAATTTATTAAATTATTTTATATATGATAATGAAAAATTATCTAAAGAATATATAAAAAAATGTCAAAAATATTTGACAAACTTAAAATAAATGCTATTATAATATTTCCTTTATTGTTAATATTACTGAACGCCTAATTAATTAATTTTAGTTAGGCGTTTTTTTTGTGTATAATTCCTGGTGATAATGATTATTAATATCATTCTAAATAAAAAAAAAGAACAAAAGTAGAACATTTAATTGTCAATCTTTTGACATAGAACAAAAGTAGAACATAGATTTTATGAATAATAAAATAAATTAGTATAAAGAAATAAAATATAAAAAAATAAATTTTATTGTTGACATTGAAAAAAGTCTTAATTACTATGGTATTATAAACAACTAACTAAGAAAGGAAAAAATACAATGGCTAAAAATAAAAACGATAAAAAAACTTTTGTAATATCTGTAAAAGAACAAATAGAAAAAATTAATTATTATTTAGTAAGTGAAACCTCACAAACTAAAGCAGTTAAATTTTTTAAAACTTATGATAAAAAGCATCACCCAAAAGCAGTTGATACTAAAGTTATTAATGAGTATGAATTAATTAATAATGTTTATACTGCTGAACAATTTAGAGAATTAATTAAATAGAAAGGAAAAAATACAATGGCTAAAATTGAAATAGCAAACTTTAAAAATAAAATTTGGATAAAGGAAATTAAATTTCCTACTAAAACTTCAATGACAATAACTTTAAAAAAGAAAGTGAGATAAACAATGGCTAAAAATAAATTTGGAAAAACTGTAAAGGTTGATAACCCTTACGCAATCTATAAAAATGATAGAACAAACTTTGAACACAGAGTTTTAAAAACTTATCAGACAAAAAAGAATGAAAGTAAAAACCCTTATGCTAGGTGGTATGTTGCGAGTCGTTCACCTTATACCTATGGGTCTTGGGAGTATGGGGACATCTATGTTAAAGATGTAATAAGTTATCACAACCTAATAGCTTCCACTGATGAATGGAAAAAAGAATATGAGTTTATTGACAAAGTAAAAAAATCAGTTAGCTTTAATTATAATGATATTATTTAGAAAGGAAAAATAAAATGAGTGATGTATTATTAACTAACCATAAGAATCAACTTTATTCATCAATAGAGTTTGACTTAGAAAGACTTTACCAAGATAAAACAACAAGCTTTATATACAATGGAGAGAGAATAACTAAATTTAACTTTGAAGAATTTGCATCAGATACTAAAGTTATAGATGATTTATTTAAAAGTATTATAGATGAAGTATGGCATATGCACGAAGTAGAATTTGCAAACTGTCAAGCACTTACTGAAGAATCAGAATACTTTGGTGAATTTGCTAGTGAATACTTGTACAATTTACTTGATGAGGATTTGCAAGAGCATAGACAAAATGAAATGCCTAGTGAAGAACCCATTGACATAGGGGAATACTAATGTACGATAATTTATTATTAAAACTAATATTAGCATTTGGTTTGGCTATGTATGCCTTATGGCATAGCAACCAAGTGCTACCAATATAGATAGAACTATGACTATGAAAAGAAAATTACATACATATGATGATGCCAATGAATTGTCTATGGAGATTACTGACTTGATACTTAATGAGTATGACCCTAAACAAAACCAAGACAAAATTGAAATACCACTTGATGAAAGTGGTTACTCTTTTGAATTGCAAGATTTAATACGAGATGTTGTAATAAAAAGATTTGAAATATATGATGAATTCGCAGACTAGAAAGAAGTAAAACTATGAATATATTTTATTTATCAGACGACCCACAGATTTGTGCAGAGCAACACTGTGACAAGCACGTTGTTAAAATGTGTATTGAGTATGCACAACTATTATCAACTGCTCATAGAGTTCTTGATGGTACAGAGTATACTGTTATACAAAATGGTAGAAGACTCAAGAGATGGAAACACCCTAATCAAATGTATGACAAGGGATTAATGTTAGCTAGTCACATCAATCACCCAAGTAATAAATGGGTTAGAGAGAGTCATAAAAACTATTTATGGTTACGAAGTTTATTAGATAAACTATTAACTGAGTACACTCATAGATATGAAAGGGTACACGCAGTGGATAGACGCAGTCATTTATTTCTGTACCCACCAAAAAACATTGAGCATAAAGGACTAACACCTATGCCACAATGTATGCCTGATGATTGTAAGGTAGAGCATATGCCTATACTTGCGTATCAGAATTTTTATATGAAACACAAGCGACCATTTTGTAATTGGACTAAAAGACCAAGACCAATATGGTTTACATAGAAAGGAGAAACTAATGTTTACATTAGAGCAACTAAAAAATATAGTAATAGATATTAAATCTGATGATGAATGGGTGAATGATAGCCAAACACAAGCTGAATATAAAGGTGTGTGTGATGGTTTAGATATGCTCGTTAATCATCTTGAAGAATTAGAAAGGGATAAGTAATGCATCAAAAAGAAATAACAAAAGAACTTAGATATATTCTTAATGTTGTAGACAGTATGTTATACTGTGAAGATTGGCAAAAACTAGACAAATATAAATGGAAAATAAAATTTTTAATTAAAGATATAGCGAATGATGAGAGAAGTAAAACAATGAAACTGTATCACAAAAACAAAAGAAAGATAAGCTAATGGGTAAATATTTAAAGACTGAAATAGATTGGCAGATGATTAATGGATTTGCCAAAGAGATTTTAAGA